ACGGCCCTCGGGTCGAAGAAGCGCACCGTACGCTGCTCGCCGTCCATCAGGTGGCGGATCGCGTGGACCAGTGCATCCAGGCGGTCCGGGGACACCTTCGAGTCGGTGGGATCCCACGAGACCATCTGGGCCTCCAGGTGCTCAAAGGATCCGATGTGATGGACCCGTCCCTGCTCGTAACGGATCGCGACTGGCTCGGCGCGCAGCTTCTTGCCATGATTGGAGTGAATCCCTTTGATGGGTGGGGTGGTGTACTTCGGGAACAGGCCCGTCTCCACCAGTTCCCGGTACGTGGTCTTCAGCATGTCCATGAGCCACTGCTTGCCCAGGTTGTCCTCGACGGCCACCACGTCACACTGGTAGCGGGCGAAGGTGTGCCAGATGTGCATGGCAGCGTCACGTCCGGAGTAGCGGACGCTCTCGTCCGCGAGGACGTAGAAGTGGTCGTCTGCGGACCGCGATGCGACCACGCAGCCCATGAGGTCCCCACCTTCGCCACCAGTCAGGCATGGGTCCACCCCGAGTACACGGTGTACTACCGCCTCGGGCCCCAGCTCCACTCGGTACTTCGAGATCACGGCCTGACTGAACAGCGGGCCTTCGAGGTCGTCGAGGAGTTCACCGTAGATCTCCTGCCGTCCGATGGCGGTACCCTCGTACTCCAGCTTGATCTCGGCGAGGAACTCCGCGTTCAGGTTGTTCTCGTTGTCGAACGTCGAGCCCCGTGACATCGAGACGAAGCCGTCCTTGCGCTTGGACCACTTGCGCAGGATGTCGATGGGTTTCGGGGTCGTGGTGACGAACACCCGTGGCCGGTCGCCGGGGATGTCGGAGCGCAGGGCGTGGTGGATGCCCTCCTTCCAGATCTGCTCGGCGTCCGGCCACTTCACGATCTCGTCGAGCCAGGCGTCGGCAAGGTTGAGACCCCGGACGACGTCCGGATTGCTGGCGCCCGTGAAGTGGATCTTCGCCCCGGTGTCCAGGAAGGTGATGCACGGCTTCGGGGACTTCACATAGCTGTACTGGACACCCTCCTCCCATTCCCAACGCCGGAAGATCGCCAGGATGCCCGAGGACCCCTCGATGCACGTGACCCGGCAGTCCGAGACGTTGTAGGCCATGACGAGCCGGTCCGCCGGATGCCCGGACACGGTGTACGGGTACTTCAGGCAGCGGTCCACGAGCCACTCGGACCCGCTCTTGGTCTTGCCGGTACCGCGGCCCCCGAGGTACAGGTGGACCGTCCATGCGCCCTCCGGAGGCACCTGCTCCGGACGCTGGGTGTACCACCACTCCCGGCGTCCCATCTCCAGGATCTGCTGCTCGGTCAGGGACGCGAAGAACTCGTCCAGCTCCTCGGGGGAAAGCTCGGACAGCAGGTCTTCTACGGACTTACCCATGTACCCACTGTAGATCATGTTGGTGTGTTGTCCATCACCGTGCAGGGACTTGCACGAGAGTGTGGGTGTGTTACGGTGGTGGCAGAGGTCGGGAATGGGCTTCCCTGAGGGGTCCACGACCCCGGCGACGGATGTAGCGCCCGGCCTCTGGGTCGTACGTGGCGAAATGGCAGACGCCGGGAGCGGAGGGCTAATGAAGGTGCTGATCACCGCAAACGCCCGATTCTCCTGTCCCGCAGATCAGCTAGCGGGGTTCCTGGTTCGAGTCCAGGGGTACGAACGAGCAGTAGCGCCCGGGTGACTGGTCTGATCAACTCATGCGGGCAGGCTCGCCCGTGACACCCCGAATTCCCCTAAGTAGGGGTGTCCGGTGATCGCGCGGACAGGTACCATCCGGAGCCGAAGGTACGTGGACCGCTTGGTGTGAATCAGATATGGCTCTAAACACGCCCGCTGTCTAACATCGGGAGCCGGGGGTTCGAGTCCCCCAGTGGTCCTCTTCAATATTGAAGGAGGCAACGTGCAACGTGGTTAGGCGCGGGCTCGATGCAGAGCCGGTTCAGATGAGAGCACCGCGAGTACACACGAAACCGGCACCCTACTAGACAACTGAAGATCATTCGCCGTTGGTGTAACTGGTAACACGCCGGGCTCTGAACCCGGTATTCGAGGTTCGAATCCTCGATGGCGAGCGAGGAGTGCCCCAGGCTGCGGAGCCTTGGGTGTAATCGTGCACCGAACGACTGATCCGAACACCATCCAGCGACTCCCTGCACAACTGAACGAGCGCCCGTAGCTCAGCGGTAGAGCAGAGGGTTCTTAACCCTTGTGTCCCAGGTTCGATGCCTGGCGGGCGTACGACGGAGTGGAGTACCGTGCCGAGGGGCCCGGAGGGACTGAGAATTCCCTGAGGTGTTCGCAAGGCCAACGACTCCCGCCGGAGAGTCTCAGCGATCCGGCGTTACTTCCCTGTAGCTCAATGGCAGAGCACCCCCCGGAGGTCCGGACCCTTGTCGGCTGGGGATGTGTCGGTTCAAGTCCGACCAGGGAAACGAGGATCCGCGGCAGGCCCCACCTCCCGGATCCGGGCTCCCGGGGAAGCCGAGCCCCGGTAGAGCGCAGAAGGCCCAGAGACCTAGCCACTCTGGGCCTTCTTGCTGCCCAGGGTACTTATTTGACGGACCATGTACCTACGTGTTAGGGTATCTCCGTGAGGGCGCACAGGGGGATCAAGAAGTTCAAGCAGGACGCCAGGTATCCCCACCTGCGTTCGGAGGGACTGACCACTCGGCACAACGGAGGTACGAGAGCAATGGAGGAACGCAGGTATACGGGCGCCGCACCTCTTGTGGACTGGATCCACGTGAGCAACAAGCACCCGGAGCCGCCGAAGCACGAGTGGCTCTGGGTCCAGTTCGAGGGCGGGCTCGTGGCCTTGGCGAACTGGGACGGGAGTATCTGGCGTGCGGACGGGTTCCGGGTGCTCCAGTACATGGAGGTTGCGTACTGGGCGTACATCGACTACCCGGAAGCGGTGTGATCATGGGCAGCCTGACCATCGGCAGCAACGCCCTGCGGTACTGGTTCATGGAGTTCCCGCGGGAGCCCGGCGACCTGGACATCTGGGCCCCGGAGCGCCCGGCGTGGACTGAGACGGTTCCGGACGAATGCCCCATCGATCTGTTCTGGGATGACCGGCTCGCCGCGATCGTGGGCGACCGGGACCGTACCGCGGAGCCCGACGAGATCCTCACGATCAAGGTGAGCCACTCGCCCTGGGAGCTGAAGAACGGGTCCTGGCGCAAGCACATGCACGACATCGTGTGGCTCCAGGACAACGGCGCCCGGTTCATCCCCGAGCTGTACGGGGCCCTGTACCCGATCTGGGAGGACCGGCACGGCAAGAAGCCGGTCAACCTGAACCAGGACTCGTCCATGTTCTTCGAGGACGCGGTCCAGCGGATCTACGTCCACGACTCGATCCACTACTCCGTGGCGTACAACCCGGGCCACCCGATCTACGAGGACGTGTTCGTGGACGGCCAGGACGTCGCCATGGACATGAAGAAGGTCTGGGCACTGCCGTTCGCCGAGCAGGTCCGGCTGTTCCGGGAGGAGATCTACGCGACCGCCCTGGAGCGATGGGTGATCCCGACGAACTACGAGATCTCCCCGAAGCTGGCGTACGCCATGGCCCTGCGCAAGACGATCACGTCCTTGACCAAGGGGCGGTCGGCACTGTTCATGATCCTGAACTACAAGATCTTCCGGGATCCGGACATGGACTACGTCCAGCACCACCTGGCCAACAAGCACTACCTGGAGCGCCTGTGACCCTGAACCGACCTCAGGAGATTCCTGAGCACTACCTGAGCGTCCGCCAGTTCGCGGCGGCCCTGAAGGTGACGAGCCAGACGGTCTACAAGTGGATCCAGAAGGACTGGGTCCAGCGCGTCAAGGACAACCGAGGGCACTGCTGGTTCGACCCGGCGATCATCAAGCGCCAGGAGGACGGAGAGCCCATCCGGGAGTGGGAGAAGCCCGCATCCGGACGTCCGGCACTGCGACCACCTGCACCGACCAAGAGGTACATCGACCTGATCGATACGGAGGAATTGTGAGCAACGAGATCTGCAACACCTGCGGCCAGCAGATTCCGGAGGGCTACGTGCCCGCGCAGACCAGCGAGGCCCTGGTCCGTGCGATCAAGGTGTTCGCCGAGGCCAACGACGAGGATTCCCCGAGCGAGCTGTTCGACACCCCGTGGCGCTTCAAGACCGCGCCCCAGGATTTCCCGACATGGACGGTGGACGGCCAGGAGGTTCCGGGCGTCCTGGGCCGGGTCAAGCTCATCGAGAACGTCGGCGGCGTGGATCAGGGCTCCACGCGGTACGTGGTCCTGGAGGTGTCGGCGCCCGCGGGCAAGCGGTACGTCATGATCCCGGGCTACTACCAGAGCCACCACGGCTCGGACTGGTACGTGGACGAGACCCGCGAAGTGTTCCCGAAGATGGTCGAGGTTCGTGAATGGAAGACCCGGTGAGCGAGATCGAGAAGACCTACGCCTACGGATGGGACCTCCTCACGCCCCCGGTGGTCGAGTGTGAACTGATGTCCCTGGAGGACGTGGACTGGTGGACCCTTAAGTCCGATGACCACGACGAGTGCGCCTGGGGTGAAGACCTGGGTCCGGTGAAGCTCTTGGAGTCCATCGGTGGCGACGAGGGTTCCGGGGAGTACATGGCCGTCGTGCTCCAGGTCGGCAGCCGTGTCTTCCGCAAGGAAGGGCACTACGCGTCCTGGGACAACGATCGCTGGGATGGCAAGTTCCGCGAGGTCAAGCCGGTGAAAAAGATGATCACGGTATGGGAGGAACAGTGAACGAGGTTGACGAGCGGCTGCTGAGTGCCCTGGATGCCTGCTTGGACTGGACGGAGGTCCTGGAGCGCGGCTCGGGCGCCACGATCGCCCAGGTGTTCGACGTCCGTACGATCGAGGTGGGTGACGGGGATTGCAGTCACGAGGACTGCTACGAGACCCACGACATTTACGTGATCCTGGAGATCAACTGCTCATACTTCCGCAAGTCCGGCACGGTCAACAGCATGGACGGAAACCGGTGGGAGGGACCCCTTCGGGGGGTTCGGGTCCAGCAGGTCACCAAGCGTATGTGGGAGGCGCTGTGAGTGACGTACTGAATCGCCGGGACCTCGTCGTCCGGGTGCATACCGAGATCCCCCGCGAGGGAGGGCTCCAGCGTTCTCTGTGCGCTCACTGCGACACGGACTGGCCCTGCAAGCCCCTGACTCAGGCATGGGAGGCTACCAGGAATTACACCTGGTGCCTCCAGGACGCGCTGCTGACCACTCTCCGGTACCACTACCTGGAGCGCATGGGTGCGCACGCGGAGGAACTGAGGGCCAAGGGCGACCGGGAGGCCGCGGGTCGCGTCCTGGACCGCGCCAAGCGTGCCGAGCACGATGACGATGCGGTCTGGTACCAGCTCCAGGTGATCAAGGAGGATCTGGAGGTGCCGGGTTACGGCACCTTCCGGGTGGTCGAGAAGGTCAGCCCCACACAGCTCTGCGGGGACTGGTCGGACTGGTCCGGACCTCGGGCTGTCGTGATCGCCCTGATCCAGGACGGTCAGCCGACCCATCACTTCATGGCAGTGGGCAAGAACCGTTCGCACATCGGCGAGGAATGGGACCTGACCCGGTTCTACGAGGTCAAGGGTAAGCCCGTAACCCTGACGGAATGGAGTATCCAGTGATTTCCCCGGAGGACCTGGCAGAGGCCCTGGAGAACTACGACGAGAACGAGGAGGGCTGGGAGTACTTCGCGGAGATGCGCCAGGGTCTGAAGTTCGACCTTCCGAACATCGGCGAGGTCGTCTTCGTCCAGCACGAGGAGCTGATCGGCAACGAGCACATCCTGGTCTTCAAGTTCCGCGACAGGTGGTACGCCAAGGAGGGCCAGTGGGTCTCGCACGACGGGATGTACTGGGAGGGTGACTTCCGCCAGGTCAAGCCCGTCCAGAAGGTCGTGACCGAGTGGGAGAGCGTGTGACTCCCAAGCAGCGTGGAGGCGGTTCCCGAAAGACCGGCAACACCTCGCACGGACACCGGAGTAACCGCATTTCCTCCTCGCACCGTGGGGGCAATGCACATGCGGGAGGTGGCGGGTTCGGCAAGAAGCCGCCGACCAAGGGATGCCTGTGGATCGTGGTTGCCACCGCGGCAGTCATGGGAAGTGGAGCTTACGGAATAGTGGAGATCCTGTGATCAAGAAGTCCGCACCTGCCCTGATCCTGCTGGCCGTCCTCACGGCCTGCGCCGGTCAGGACGAGCCGGTGGATCCGTGCGCGGTGAACCCCACGTACACGAACATCCTGGGCCAGTGCGTCGAAGCTGATGGGGAGCCCTGCGATCAGGATCCCTGCGATGCCGATGACGACACCGAGGTCGGGCACGACATCGACAAGCCGAAGCCCAAGAAGACCACGGCTCCGGCGAAGCCGAAGCCCAAGCGGAAGTAGGAGACGGCCCCGGACCCTGAGGTCCGGGGCCTTTCTCATGCCCGTGTCCGGGAGCCCACGGGGCCCATCTGTCCGAAGTAGTGGTTGCGTTCGGACGAGTACGGGTTCAGGGACTTGCTGACGGTCCTGGCGAACCAGAGCTGCGCGATCTTCATGCCGGGCTTGACCCTCAGGTGGTTCTCGTACCGGTAGACGTCTGGATATGACCCGATGTTCAGGTCCGGCAGGAGGTTCTTGACCTCCAACACGAGCTGGCCCTCGAAGCCCGGGTCCACCAGGCCCGCGGACTCGATCTGGAATCCCTCCCGGGCGCGCGAGGACTTGCCGCATACGAAGCCCACCAGGCCGTTGCCGATCCGGACGGTCTCCTCGGTATGCAGGAGGATGAAGTCCCCCGGGGGGATGTCGAACCCTTGCGGGTGCATCTCGTGCCGCGTGGTCTCGGGCTCCCACGGGAACCGCCAGTACGGTCCGAGGGTCAGGTCGTAGCTGGCCGCCTGGAGGTTGTCGGCGTTCCAGGGGTGGATCACCAGGTCGTTGACGTTGCGGTGGAACAGGATGTCGGCGTCAGCGAGGATCATCGGCGAACCCCTGACCCAGGTCGTAGCGCTGCGCGCCCTCCATGTAATGCCGAATCAGCCCACCATGGATCGGGCATTCCGAGTTGCCCGGGGCTGCGTGTCCCCCGCAGTTGCACTCGGCCTCGACCCTCAGGCTCACCTCCTGAAACTCTGGGCACGGGACGGGCCTGCACTCATACATGTGTACCTCCGTGTCTCTGTGTGTCGGTGCATGATGGAGCATAGCACAGATCGAGTCAAGGAACTGTGATGCACGAGACACACCGATTCACTAGGTCATGTCGGGGGATACGCGTAGGCTCAAGAACGACAGAGGGGAGATCCAGTGGGTGCTGACGACATCAGCTTCCTGTGCCGGGTGTGCGGGGCCAAAATGTCCCAGGTATTCGGCGAGTACGAGGACTTCCCGTGGCACCCGCTCTGCGCTCCGGACGACGCCTGCGTTCCCGGTACCGACGAGACCTACTTCGAGCTGGGCCTCCGGGAAACCCTTACTTCCATCATCAAGTGGGCCGACAACAACGCCACGAGGTCCCAGCAGGTCATGCTCGGGTGCTCCGAGATCGGGGACGCCTGCGATCGCAAGATCGCCATGACCATGGTGGGTCTGGACCAGGCGAACTACGAGACCGATCCGTGGCCCAGCATCGTGGGGACCGCAATCCATACGTGGCTGGAGACCGCCATGGCCCGGTACCAGGAGGTCCACGGGGTGGTCGAGTGGCTGACCGAGATGGAGGTATGGCCCTCCAGGTGGCTCCCGGGTCATACGGACCTGTACCACCGGCCGACCGGGACCGTCCTGGACCTGAAGAACCCGAGCCGTACCAACTTTCGCAAGATGATGAAGGACGGCATCGGGGACACCTACGAGGTGCAGATCCAGGCGTACGGCATGGGCAACGTGCGCGCCGGGCGCCCGGTCAAGCGCGTGGGGATCGTCATGCTCCCGCGTGACGGGAACCTGTCGGAGATGCGGGTACTCACCCGTCCCTACGATCCCGCGGTGGTCGAGAAGGCGTTCGGTCGCATCGAGGGCCTGGCCGATCTGATCGAGAAGCTGGACCTCGTCAACCATCCGGAGCGCTGGGGCCAGGTGTCCCACGCACCGTCAAGACTCTGCGGCTGGTGCAAATTTTATTCACCAAAGGTCAAACCGGGCCTAGGTGGATGTCCCGGCAAGTATGGGCCAGAAACGGACAACCTGTTCACATGACGGTCAATACTCGCGAGATGGTATGGACCAAGGTTCTCCGGGGTGGACCCGAGGAGTGCTGGCCATACCAAGGACGTACGGCCACCAACGGTCAGGGTCAGTTCCAGGCTGGCGGGGTGCGATATGCCGCACACCGTCTGGTATACGAGCTGGTCCATGGGTCCATCGAGCCCGGGATGGTTGTGGATCACCAGTGCCACAACCGGGACCTGGCCTGCAAGACTGATCCGTGCCCGCACCGGAAGTGCTGCAACCCGGCACATCTCGAAGCGGTCACCCAGAAGGTAAATGTTCGCCGGAGCCATAGGCACAAGGCGAACAGGACCCACTGCCCCTCAGGGCATCCGTACTCAGGATCCAACCTGAGAATCGGAAACAACGGTGGCCGGTATTGCCGGAAGTGCTGCAATTCCAGCTAGTCCAGCAAGTGCAACAGATCCCGTAAGTGCAGTAGATCAAGGAGAAGAACGTGACCGTGATCCACGAAGACACCGACGACATCTTCGAGGGCGGCTCCGGCCTCGGGGTTCCGTCGATCAAGCTCCAGCAGCCCGGCGACACCGCGACCGGCCTGATCTACCGGCTCCAGAAGCTGGAGGAGAAGGACGACGACGGAAACGTCATCTGCTACGAGAACTCCGACAAGCCCAAGCCGCTGTTCGTGGCGCACCTGATCACGGACCTGCGCGACCCGGAGAACCCGGACGACGACGGCTCCCGGCGCGTGTGGCTCAAGGGCAACGGGCTCTGGGCGCTCAAGGAGTTCATCAAGGCCAACGGCACCGGGGCCCCCAAGATCGGTGACTACCTGTGGGTGCAGGTGGAGTCCCTCAAGCCCAACCCGAACCGGATGCGCAAGCCGATCAAGCAGCACGTCGCGCGCCTCAAGAAGGGCGACGACGAGTCCCTGACCCGGGCCTTCGCGCACGCCAAGCGCGTGGAGGAGCGCCAGGCGTCGGCCAGCTCCAAGCGCTCCGAGGACGAGTTCTGGGGTGGGTCCACCACCAAGGACGGCTCCACGACCGCCACGGGTGGCCGCACGAGCACCCTGGACGCCATGCGCAACTCGCGCAACTCAGGGTCCGAGGCACCCTTCTAGGTCAACCCAGGGCCCCGGGGAGACCCGGGGCCTTCTTCGTCTGGAGACACCGTGAGCAACATCACCACCCAGGAACTGACCACCGAGGATGCCAAGCTGGCCGCGGACGCCCTGATCGTCGCCGGGCTCAAGGGCATCACCGAGCGCCCCAACGTCCTGGCCCGCCACGTGCGGGACTGGATGTCCGCCAACGTCAGCGGCACCCTGACCGATCGCCAGGAGTTCCAGGAGGCCGTGCTCCACGTGCTGGAGGCCCGGTTCGACGAGGAGTTCGGACCGCGCCCGGCGCCGCCGGTCAAGTTCGGAGCGTTCCGGTAGTCCGGCTGGCGCAACCGGCATGCCGAGGTCTAGGATCAGGATCCTCGGTATAGCACGGAAAGAAAGCGAGGGCCCCGTCCGGCAAGACGTGGGCCCTCAGTAGTACACAGTTTCAAGTACGGGCAGCTTAGCAGCCCTGGGCGATGGAGGACAACTTGACCATCCACCTCGACGGAGCACTGACCTGGCAGGCTGCGGGCATGTCCGTCATCCCGGTCCGTGCGGACGGCACCAAGAAGCCCCTCATGGACTGGAAGTCCTACCAGAACTGCGCGGCCACCGAGCGCGAGATCCGCCAGTGGTACCGCAACCCGGAACTCGGCGTGGCCGTGGTGTGCGGCAAGATCTCCGGGAACCTGGAGATGCTGGAGCTGGAGGGGTGCGCGGCCACGTCGGAGCACCTGGACCGGATCGTGGAGCAGTTCGGCGACGACGCCGGGCTCTGGAGCCTGTGGACCCAGCTCACCGAGTGCGGATACATGGAGTCCACGCCGTCCGGCGGCATCCACTTCCTGTACCGGATCACGGACCACGAGGTGCCCGGCAACACCAAGATCGCCAACCGCCCCCCGACCGCCGAGGAGTTGGCGGACAAGCCGCACCTGCGGGCGGTCACGCTCTCGGAGACCCGGGGTGAGGGCGGGTACGTGATCGTGGCACCGACCCGGGGGTCCGTGCACCCGTCCGGCGACGCCTGGACCACCCTGGCGGGAAGTCCAAACGTCCCCGAGGTCACCTGGAAGATGCGCTGCAAGCTCCACCAGGCCATCGCCGACGCCCTGGACACCATGCCCGAGGTGGTCCAGTGGGTACCCCAGGCGCGCCCCGAGGTCGCGCGTCCCGCGGGCGACGTGCTGCCGGGTGACGACTACAACCAGCGGGAGTCCTGGGAGCAGCTCCTGGCGGACTACGGGTGGCAGTACCACTCCCAGATCCCGGGTGGCGGGTTCTTCGTTACCCGTCCAGGCAAGCGCGTGATCGACGGGCACTCGGCGTCCGTGGGCCACAAGGGCTCGGACAACCTGTACGTCTTCAGCTCCAGCACGGACCTCCAGACACACACGCCCATCAGTAAGTTCGCGTTCTACACCTTCATGGAGCACCGTGGGGATTTCTCTGCCGCCGGAAAGGCCCTCTATGCCGCCGGGTACGGCACTCGGCTGGAGCGGGAGCCCCTTGACATCTCGGACTGGGATGTCGAGGAGCCTGCTCAGCGGTCCCGGGAGACCGTGGAGGTGGATGAGGCGCCCGGTGAGTCCGCGACCCCGGAGCTGTCCCGGAAGGTGAGGCTCCGGGAGTGGACCGAGACCGGTGCGGCACACCTGGCGGTGTCCGGGTTCGGCAAGAGGTACCGCTATGTCCACGAGGAGAAGGGCTTCCGGGTTTACCGGGGAGGGACCTGGACCCAGGACAAGGGCTCCAAGGTAATCCAGGACATGGAGAAGCTCACCGGCATCATCCTGGAGCAGGCCCAGGACAACCTGGACGCGGCCGAGGAGTCGGGTGACAAGGACACCATTCGCAAGGCCGAGAAGCAGTACACGACCGCGAAGGGCTTCCGGTCCAACCGTGGCCTCAACGCCGTGGTGTCCCGGTTCGCCGACCAACCCACGATCAAGGTGGACGCCGGGGAGTTCGACAAGAACAAGAACCTCGTCTGCCTGGACAACGGGACCTACGACCTGTCCACGATGACCTTCAGGGAGCACCGGGAGTCCGACCTGCTCACCAAGCGTGCCGGGATCGCCTACGACAGTGCCGCGGAGTGTCCGGGGTTCCTGAAGTTCCTGGAGGAGGTCCTTCCCGACCCGGCGTATCGCGACTACATCCGGCGAGCCCTGGCCATGACCCTGCTGGGTGAGGTGCGGGAAGCTGCGTTCTTCGTGGTCCACGGACGTGAGGGCTGCGGCAAGTCGCAGTTCATGAAGATCGCCGAGGCGCTCCTGGGCGAGTACGCGGCATCGGCGGCCCGCACCACCTTCAGCGCCAGCAAGTCTGGCTCCTCGGAGTCGTATGACCTGCACGCCCTACGTGGGGTGCGGCTGGCCAGCATGTCCGAGACACGGCGAGGTGAGACCCTCAACGAGGATCTGATCAAGCGGGTCACCGGCGGCGACATGGTTACCTCGCGGGACCTGTTCGAGTCTTTCGTGACCTGGCGCCCGACGTTCACGATCTGGCTGATCACGAACTTCCTGCCGAACCTGGACGCCGGTGACGGAGCCATCTGGCGCCGCGTGAAGCCCATCGAGTTCCCGAACCAGTTCAAGGGCGACAAGGCTGAAGTGGGTATTGCCGAGCGCCTGATCGAGGAGGAGCTTCCCGGCATCTTCAACTGGCTGCTCAGGGGCGTGGAGGACTATCGCTCCAAGGGTCTGGCCGACCCCCAGGAGCTGACGGACAGTGTTGACGCGTACCGCGACAGCACGGATCCGATCAAGGAGTTCCTGACCGACGCCGAGGCGGACGGGACGATCATCGTCGCTGACGAGCAGGAGATGACCGCCTCCGCCCTGTACTCGGTGTTCGTGGAATGGTCCCTGGCCAACGGGAACCGGTACCCCTTGGGCAAGAAGAAGTTCGGGGAGCGCCTGGACGAGTTGGGGTTCAAGGCCCGTAAGGGCTCAGGGGGCGTGCGCCTCAGGGTCGGGATCGGCAAGAACATGGCGAACATGACCGGTGGACCCTGGCAGCACACCGGATGGCGCTAGATCGGATGCCGGGAAGGTCCGGCAGGCCGTGGTGCCCCAGGTGCCGCGGACCTGCCGGACCGGACTGCCCGAACTCCGCCAGGCCCGGACGCCAGGTCCGGGCGCGACTGAAACGCGAGCTGGCCAAGGAGTTCAGGGCCGTGCATGTTAGCAGGTAACGCTCCGTTGCCGTAGCATCATCGACATGATCTACCTGGTTGCCCTGATTGTCACCGTCGCCACGGTGGCCAGTACGACCCGGCTCGCACGGACCGACGTGATCACCGCACCCTGGCGGGTCAAGCTGAATCAGTGGAGCGAGCGGACCGGCCGCGGGCTGTTCTGGCTTGAGGTGCTGGAGTGCTTCCGGTGTACTTCGGTCTGGATCAGCGCGCCGGTGACCCTGTTCTTCGGTTCGGCGGCCCTGGTACTGAGCGGGGCCGGGTGGATCACCTGGCTCGTGGCCAGCCTGCTCTGGATCCCGACGAGCTTCGGCATCTCTTACCTCGCCTACCTGCTCTGGCTCCTGGAGGGCGATAACTGATGGCGATGCTGCGCAAGACCAAGCTGGCCGAGATCCCGACCCCCGTGGACGCCCCGCGCTCCATGATCGCGTCGGCGGCACGGATCTCCGTGGCCGAGGCCATGTTCCCCCTTCTGCGCTTCACGGATGAAGCGTGGTCGCGCGAGGCATGGCTGTACTACCAGAGCAACGGGGAACTCTCCTACACTGCCGACTACATCGGTGCCGCGATCTCCCTGGTACGCCTGACCATCAACCACGTGGACGAGCGCGGCGTGATGAGGGGCGAGGTCAAGGACGATCCTGAGGTCGAGGCTCTGGCCCACACGATGCTCGGCGGCCCGTCCATGCGTGCCGGGGTCCTGCGGGCCCTGTCCGTGGGCCTCACGGTCGCCGGGAGCACCTACCTCATCGGGCGTGCCGCACGTGCCGGGTTCCCTGACGAGTGGACCGTGGTGGCCGGTCAGTTCGTCCGGACCTCCGGGGGCAAGGTGCTCGTGGACTTCGGCCTGGGCCAGTGGGAGACCCTGAACCCGGCACGCGACATCATCATGCGCGTATGGAGGCAGTCCCCGGAGCGTCCGCTGCTGGCGGTGTCTCCAGCGCGTGCCCTGCTCCTGACGTTCGCGCAGCTCCAGAAGCTACGCATGTTCATGTCCTCGGAGCTGAACTCCCGGATCGCGTCCGGTGGCGGCCTGTACCCGCTACCCATGGAACTCAACTTCCCGGGTGACGCGGACGCCAACATCCCTCCGGGTGCCGCTGGCGTGGCCCAGCTCGTCTACGAGTCCGCGGCCAGCAACATCGAGGGCTACGGGACGGCTGCCGCGATCGCTCCCACGTTCTTCGAGGCCCCGATCGACGTCATCGACAAGATGATGAAGGAGCCCATCAGGTTCGACGTGCCGCTGTCGGACCACGCCATGGACTACCGCAAGGAGCTGATCGCCGACGTCTCGCGCGGCATGAACGTGCCTTCGGACGTGGTGGAGGGCATGAGCAACGCCAACCACTGGCAGGCGTGGTGGGCCACCGAGGAGTTCGCGACCAAGACCGTGGCCCCGGACATCACCCTGATCGTCAACGCGCTGACCAACGCCTGGCTCAAGGGTGCGCTGAAGGCCCTGGGCAAGGACCCGGACCGGTACATGGTCTGGTTCGACCTGGCACCGCTCAACAACACCGCGGACAAGTTCGCCGACACCCTGAGCCTGTACCGCGAGGACGCGGTGGACCTGGAGACCCTCCTGGCGTCGGCGAACTACAACTCCTCGAACGCTCCGAAGGAGAAGGAACTCAACGTCAAGCGGCTCTGGAAGATCATCGAGCGCGACCCGACGCTCCTCCAGTCCGAGGGCGTGCGGGAGTTCCTGGGGCTGGACATCCCCGATTTCATGCCGCCCACGATGGCAGCGGAGCTGCCCGGTGGGGACCTGAACGAGCCCGGTGCCCCCCCGCCCCCGGCGCCCGACCGGGGTCCTGAGCCCCGGCAGGTGGGGAGCAAGCCAGCACAGCCCCTGAGGGATGATCTCAGCGCATCCCTGGTCCAGCATCCCGCGGTGGTCCCCGTGGCCCACACGGTGGTCCTGGCGGCCCTGGCGGTGGCGGGACGCAAGCTGCGCACGGCACCGTTCCGGGCCCAGTTCAAGGACACCGACACCTCGATCATGCACACCAAGATCAAGGTGAGGGACCTGGACCACGCCGACGAGCTGCTGGCGTCCGCCGCGTTCGCCACGGCCCGGGAGTCCTTCCAGGGCGTGGCCGACCCGGACGACATCGTTCCCAAGCTCTACCAGTACACCAGGGGCCTGCTGGCCTCCGGCGTGCCGCACTCCCAGGAGCTGCTGGCTGCATTCCTGGTAGGCAAGTGATGACCCAGCCTCAGGCGCCGGTCCAGACCGAGGGGATCCCTCCGGAGGTCCAGGCTGCCATGGTCGCCGCCATGGCGGTCGTGGTGCTGTCCGCGATACAGACCTTCCTGGACCGCGCCCACAGGCTGGTGTTCGCCCAGTTCTCCTCGGGTGGCTCGCTGGACCCGCAGGCCATCCAGAACCTGGACGGGTTCTGGACCGAGCTGGTGGACGGGCTCATGCCGGACCTGCTGCGGGCCATGCGGACAGGCTGGCTCCAGGCGGCTCGCGACCTGGGTCTGGACATCCCGTTCGATCCGAGCAACCCGATCATCCAGGAGCAGGTCCAGGCGACCCGCAACCTCCTGGTCAACATCGACAGCCAGATCTACGAGATGGTCGTGCGCATCATCGCGGACGGCATGGACCAGGGCTGGACCCGCGATGAGATCGCCGATCGTGTGGACGAGGTGCTGTCCGTGTCGGGCTCTCCGAACTGGCCGAACCGTGCGCAGGTCATCGCGCAGACGGAGGTCGGCAGGTTCGCCAGGGCCGGGGAGTACGCGTATGCCAGAACCTGGTCCCTGCGTACCGGCAGGCGCCTGGTGAAGGTCTGGGTGGACCGCGACGACAACCGGGTGCGCCCGGCACACCGCCGGGCCGACGGACAGGTTCGCGAGCTGACCGAACTGTTCGACGTGGGTGGATCCATGATCCCGTATCCGGGACACTGGTCCGGACTGCCCCACGACGTGATCAACGAGAGGTGCGCAATGGTGATCAGGGAGGCCCGCCGTGCCCGTTAACAGCAGTGCCTGGCGTTCCTGGCCTGTAGCACCCCGGGAGACCACGTTCAACGCGGATGACGCGATCGCCCGGCTCCAGAACTGGGCCGGAGGGTCGGCCAAGAAGTTCAACGAGGGCTTCCTGTTCCGGCTGCCCGAGGCCGACCCGAAGAACCCGGCGTCCTACCGGCTGCCCCTTGCCGACGTGATCGACGGCAAGCTGGTGCTCATCCCGCGCGCCGTGTTCAGTGCCGGAGTCATCATGTCCGGCGGGCACGGCGGTCTCTACGACGTGCTCAGTGACGCCGACCGCAAGGAGATCCGCGGGGTCCTCACCCAGATCTACGACTTCCTGGCCGAGGAGTACTCCGACCCCCGCGTGGTGGCCCCGTGGCTGCGGGGCAACACCCAGGAGGAGCGCGACGAGATCCGTGAGGAACTCGGGGCCAGCGCCGTGCGTTCGGAGTGGGACCTGCCGGTAGCCCCGGATGACACCCCGTGGGACCTCACGGCGGCCCGTAAGCGCGTCTGGGACTGGGCCGAGGGCGAGTACGGGGTCTACGGGCGTGCGTTCCTCTACGCGGACCTCAGGGCCCCCAACACCAAGGACGCCTACCGGCTGCCCGTGGCGGACCTGATCGACGGAGAGCTGAAGATCGTCCCGCGTGCCGTGAGCACCCTGGCGGCCCTGTTCGCCGGGGATCGGGCGCGCCTGAACATCCCCGGTGCCGACATGGAACAGGTGGCCAGCGTGGTCCAGGCGCTTCAGGACAGGATCAATGAAGTGGAGGGGTGCTGCGGCATGGACGACGAGGACCCGGAGGCCCGGATCGCCGAAGACCAGGCATTCGGGGAGGTATACGAGGATGACGAGGATGACGAGATGACGGCATCCGCCGTGGCCCCGGTGCGCCCGCCGAGGTCGTGGTTCGACGAGCCCCAGATGTCCAGCGCGGAGCCCCTGACCGTCACCGCTGACGGCCGGGTGTACGGGCTGATCGCCATGTTCAACCGGTGCCACGCGGGTATCGCGAACACCTGCGTGATGGCCCCCCGCAACACCTCGGGCTACAAGTACTTCAAGAACGGCCAGGTGCTCACCGCTGACGGCTCGATGGTCCGGGTGGGCAAGCTGACCATGGGCACCGGACACGCTGGTCCAGGACTGCGCGGTATGCCCGCAGCCGCCCACTACGACAACACGGGCACCGCGATCGCCGTGGTCAACGTGGGCGAGAACCGGCATGGCATCTGGGTCGCCGGATCCGTGGTCCCGAACGCCACCGAGGAGCAGGTCGCCGAACTCCGGCGGTCCCCCATCTCCGGTGACTGGCGGCGCATGGGCGGGTACCTGGAGTTGGTGGCGGCCCTGGCCGTGAACACCCCGGGCTTCCCGATCGTGGCGTCCCTGGAGGGATCCGACGAACCGGACGTGATCCTCGCGGCCGGTGTCCTGCTCGCGGACGGCACGGTTGCCCACGATGCCGAGGAGGAGCTGAAGTCCGAGGCGGACGAGGCTTTCCAGAAGCGCGTGGACGCTCTCGACAAGAAGGTCTCGGACATGCTCGCCAAGCGCCGGGCCGGTACGTACGATCGGATTTCAGCGGCCATGGATCGGAGGAAGTGATGGGTTGCGGTGGCGGCTGCGGGGGTAGCAAGTCCCAGGCGGCATCGAGTTCGGAGCCGCGGGAGGTCAAACTCCCGGACGGTACCAAGGTGATGGTGACATCCCTGCGCCAGGAGCGTGCCGAGATCGACAGGGCACACCAGCGGATGCGTGACGCCGCGCGTGCCAAGGCGCGCAAGACGGGCTACACTACGTCGTAGGGATCAGGGGATGGGTTCCACGAGGGCCCCGGGGGTTCAGCCTCCGGGGCCCTCGCATGTTCAGTGCAGCGACGCGACCCACACGACGAGTCCCACGACCACGACGAGCAGGAATGCCAGAATGATCTCCTCGGCGTACTTCATCAGAAGATCGGCTTCTGGGTGCTGACGGGATCGCGCCAGTCGCCGTCATAGTGGTCCACGAGCCACTCCTCGATCTCGTGCTCACGGACGGTCAGGGCCACCAGGTACTCGTGCGGGTTGTAGAGGACCCGGTCCGTGGCGAGCCGCATGATGCGCTCCGTGATGATGTGGTACTTGGCGAGTGTCCGGCGGTACTGGCGCTCGCTGTGCTCCCAGCACGCGTTCACGGCACTCGCAGTGGCCGCGGACTGGGCACCCATGAGAGTCGCCAGTAGCTTCACGTCCTCGGGGATCTCCTCAGACATCGTTGATATCCTTCCAGGCACTGATCAGTGCCGCGTAGGTCTGAACTTCGTTGGCGTAGAACGCGCAGTCCGCGACCGCCTTCTTGGCCCGCGGGTCCTGGGAGCCCTTGTAGTCCTGGGTGATGTACTCCGCGGTGCCCTTCTTCAGGCCCTTTACGTAGGACGCCCGGACCGCCACGAACTCCTTCTTGGAGTCCTCCCAGCGAGTCTCGGCGACGAACAGCTTCCGTGCATACTCGTGGATCTGTGCGGATGCCATGGGTCACCTCATCTTCTGGAAGCTGGTGAGGGTCTCGCACGCCTTGCCGTACATCTCAGCGAGGCCGCGGTAGTGGTTGACGCGCTCACGCGCTCGCTGGATCAGGGGGTCCGTGAACAGCGTGCCGGATGCCATGTGCCTACTGATCTGCGCGTCTACCTCGGCAGCCAGGCGAACCGACTGAATCATCTTGCCCAGGAACTCTCCGTGGGCCGTGAGGACGTACCCCTCGCTCTTGGTCATGTCAGTTCTCCAGTTCCTTGGGCTCCTTGCCCAGCGAGTGGTGGATGCGGCCGACGATCCGGCCGTCCAGGTAGTGGATGAACACCTCGGGCTTGCCGTCCTCCATCCACTTGTGGAAGTACGGACTGGTCACGTAGTCCTCCAGGTACGCCTCCAGTCCCTCGGAGCCGTAGTCGCTGGACCAGGAACTCGCCTCGTGCCAGCGGCTCCCGCAGCACCCGCAGTCGCCTTCGCCGTCGAAGTACAGGCCGATGGACCGAGCGATACTGTTGGCCTCGCCAGCACTGGACGCCTGGACGAAGATCGTGACCGAGATCCCGGCGTTCTCGTTGTAGTCGAACGAGCCTTTCGAGTTGTTCTGGTCGTACTCGAAGAACCGAAGCTCCTCGGAGCTGACCTCGCGCCCCGTCTGGTACTCCTTGGTGTCCGTCTCCCGCCAGGACCCTTCGATCACCTGGGTCATACACACCTCCTCGGTTGCCGATACACGCCAACATACACCGACATCCTGAGGGTGTCAACACATGGTGTGTTGCACGAACATGATCGACCTGGTTAACCTGTGTCCATTGGGTGATGTGCTTCGAGCCTGCCTGAGAGCCTTCCGGCCTCAGTGCCGGTACCCGAAACTTCCCACTCAAGGAGCACACAGTGGCTTTCGAGATCCCCTCCAAGGGCACTCTCGCTGCGCTGACGGCTTCCGCGATCTCCGAGCTTCGCACCCTCGCGAGCAACGAGATCGCTGAGATCCGTGCGGCCAGCACCCGCGAGACCATCACCGAGGAGCAGGCGGACCGCATGGACGCCCTCTTCGCGTTCATCGGCGATGCCGACGAGGCCGTGACCGCCTCGCTGGCCAAGGCCGAGAAGTACGACCGCCCGATTCCCGAGGCTCCGAAGGCCAAGGAAGCTGAGGTCGCCGAGGTCCAGGCGTCGGCCAAGGGTCCGGAGTTCAACGCCGAGGGCACCAAGAACGTCGAGTCCCAGGTGACCCCGCCGGAGGCTTCCGGCGAGCAGGCGACCGTCGTGAGCGCCACGGTGACCGCTGCGGGCGCCACCAAGGTCGGTATCGCCGACGCCGCTCCGTACGTTCCCATGGAGGTCGCCGAGGGCGAGAAGGTCGAGAAGACCTTCACCATCCTGGCCGCGAACCCCCTGAACCTGGACGGCGGCAAGACCGCCCAGCACGGCTCGGAGCTGACCTTCCGGCAGCTCGCCGAGGCGTTCCAGAACGCTGCGGACGGCAACACGGGCCGCGCGATGACCGCGGGTGGTCGTGGTGGCCGCACGCACACCGTGATCGCCTCGCTGCGCCGGGAGCAGACCGCGGACAAGGTCCTGCTCTCCACGGACACCCGTGAGCAGGCGTACGAGAAGCTCAACAAGATGTCGGTGGACTACCGTCGTGAGCTGGGTGCCGGTGAGCCGGACTCGGTCGAGGCGGCCAACGGCTTCTGTACCCCGTCGATCCCGCTGTTCGACACCTGTTCGCCGATCACGACCTCGGGCCTGCTCAGCGCGCCCCGCATGGTCGCGACGCGCGGTGGCTTCATCCACAACCAGGGCCTGGACTTCGCGGACTTCTTCGGCGGGGACTTCGTCCTGCCGATCCCGGGCTACAACATCCTCACCGAGGCCCAGGTCATCGCGGACACCGCCAAAACCTGTTTCGAGATCCCGTGCCCCCCGTTCGTGGACGACCGCCTGAACATCGCGGCCCTCTGCCTCACCGGTTCAATCCTCCAGAACCGGACCTACCCGGAGTTCGTCTCCACGTTCGTCCAGGGCTCCATCGCTGCGATGGCCCACCTGGTCAACCGCGAGATCATCAACGCCATCGTGACCGGCTCCACGGCCGTCGCGCTGGCCACGGTGGACCCGTGGGTCTCGGACGGCTCGGTGCTCTCGCAGCTCATGAGCGCGGTCGAGATGGCCGTGGTGGACCTGCGCTACGCGTACCGGACCTCGGAGAACCAGCCGTTCACGGTGGTCCTGCCGATCTGGATCAAGGCCCAGCTCCGTGCGGACTACATCCGCCAGAACGCCCGGGTCGAGGACTCGATCGCGGACGCCCGCATCGACGCCCTTTTCCGGGAGCGCGGTGCCCTTGTCCAGTACGTCTACGACTGGCAGGACGCATTCAACCCGGGTGCCATCCCGGCCGCGAACCAGCCCGGCAACGCCACGCCGATCCTGGCGCTCCCGTTCAACGTGAGCTTCCTGGTGTACCTCCCGGGTACCTGGGTCATCGCCGAGCTGGACATCCTGCGCCTCGACATGGTGTACGACAGCACCCTGCTGGCCCAGAACCAGGTCACGCAGTTGTTCATGGAGGATGGCTTCAAGCCGATGCGGATGTGCTCGTTCAGCCGCGTGTACTCCGTGAACATCTGCCCGAACGGTTCCACGGGCGTCCAGCGGGCCGTGACCTGCACGGACATCACCGTCTGATCCCCGGTGACGCCCGGATCCTCACCACGGGGGTCCGGGCGTCCCTCTCAAGATCAAGGAGGTGAACCGTGGTAGCGATCATCCCGGCGTCTGAGGTTGCCAAGCCCACCGCTGAGCTTCCTCTGCGCTACGGCCTGTTCCAGGCGGCCATCGGCCCCCTGGACTTCCCGGATCTGCACATGCGCGGCGGTGGCCTCTGGTACGCCAACGCCATGTGCG